AAATAGTATTGAACGGAAATGTAGATATTTATGAAAACGTCTCACAACTAAACGATTGGATATGTCAAATCCATCAAATTATTAAACAATAAATTATTTACGGATTATATATGAATTAAAATAGTAGTAAAGTAGTGATATAGTAGTTAGAGTAGTTGGAATTTTTTTATCAATTTAATAATTCAATATGGGTTATGTTAATGGATAATTCCACCAAAATAATAAATATCCTGAACCAGCAGAACCACTAGTGCCGTGTACACGAGACGCGCCAGCACCACCTCCATACTGAGTAGTATCAATAGATGAAGAACCTGAACTAGTTGTTGCTCCACTTCCACCTTGTATCCATGTATTTGTCGGATAATTACTTGGGAACCCATCGTAAGATGGACCCGGGGTGGGCACATAACTATTACCCCCCCCTCCACCACCAAAATAATTAATCGTTTGGTCTGGAATACTATTAAACGAAACATACGCACCCGACGGATCAGAATAATTACCTCCTCCATTACCACCTACATAATTGACAGAAGAACCACTAGCAAGAATACAACCGGTGCCTGATTGTCCGGGTCCTCCAGATACAACAGTTACTGAGCCATTTATAGTATATGCCCCTGCTGAACCAGCAGCACCAACAAGATTACCTGATGTATCATACCCTCCTCCACCACCTCCTCCACTACTTATATAATTAATTGTGCAAGAAATTCCTGACATAATATTAATCTGAACTGATCCTCCGTTTCCTCCTTTTCCGTTTATACCTTGGACACCTCCATTAGCCATAAAATTATACGACATATCACTAGAGAATTGGGTTGCTCTAAAAAAGGTATTACCACCAGTCCCCTTTAATCCATTTGCTATACCAAAATAATACAAAAAATTATACGACATATCCGCACTACCAATTATTATAGAACCACCACCACCACCACCATTATTAGAACCACCTCCACCGCCAACACACGCAAAATTTATTGTGAATTTACCTGTTGTGTTTCCAGATGGAGTCGGGAATTTAAATCTTCCTGTATAATTTGCGTTTCCTGAATTTATAAATTTAACACCATTAATATATTTATACATAATTAATCCAGATGATACGGTTGATGTGATATTCGCAAAAGAAATATCATTATAATATGGTTGAAATAAATCGCCTATATCAACATAACTAGTCGATAACGGGTCGTAAAAATTTGTTACAGAAATTACCTCATAACTTATACCAGTTGCGCCATTAGTTGACGATTTTAAAAATACGTTGGATATATCGGTATAAACAGCACCTGATTGTTTATAAAACATATTTGTGTTTGTAACATTCGTGCTTGAAGTTCTAGGGTTAAATATGTATGATATGTCTACATATGATTTATCACCACCAAATGTATTTGAGTATCCAACATTAAAACCAGTTAATCCAGACATTATTATTAGATAAAGAGAAAAAAATGTTTAAGATTTATATTTTAATAAATCAAGTTGTTTTGAAGTCGTTGGAAATTCAGACGAACCATAAATATCTTGAAGTAATAACCATTCGAATAATCCTCCTATATAAATGTATATATTGTAAAATCCGAGTAAATATAATTGTTTATATTTTTGTATTGTTGTGTCGTCGTTGCAATTTTTCCCATAAATAATAATTTTGATATCCTTATTGTATTTTTTAATATGTTCGTTAATAATGGTTTCTTCCTTATCGTATGGTAATGTAGTTGGTATTAAACAATATTGTTCCTCATTTTTTAAAGTATTAATTAATAGATATTGTCCTGGTTTTGTTGACAATAATTGTTGAATATCTTCAAAATTCGTTTTATTTATTGATTGAGTATTACCCATTGATATTTTATTAATTTTATATTTATATTTATATTTATATAAAATTAACTAATTAAATTGGACGATAATTTCTACCTTTTCCTTTTTAATACTTTTGGTAGCTGAAATTGACAATTCTTCTCTTTTTTTACGAGTTTTTGAATTGTCTACAATATCTTTTCTTCTTGATGTACTATTACGACAATTCATATCTGTTTCAATATCATCATAATTTTGTTCTATATATTCGATAACTTTATTTTCGATTGCCCATTTAAAAAAATTTAATTGACCTATGGTTGTTTCAATACTGGTATTATTTTTATATGGAATACTTATTCTGTCCCATCTACAAAAAGGGTCAAACCTTCTTTTTGAATAAGCTTTTAATTTTAATTTGTAGTCAACATAAACCTTAAATCTTTTAGAAATATCGTTATTAATTGAATAAATTGTGTAATATTTTTTCGCGTAATTTGTTGAGAACCAATCGACAATCCTCAAAGATATTTTATTTTCTCCAGTAATAATATTTAACATTTTATTTAAAGCATCTTCATTTTTATAGAAATCAATTAAATTATTTAATAATAAATTGTTTTGTGTTATATAATTTACAGGTTTTAGCATAATATGGTTGTATTAATAATTCGGGTTTGTTTAAATACTTATTTATTTAATGATTATTATTTCTCTTTTTCGATAAATGTTGATATCGGTTTTAAAAATGCATCTCTATTTACAACATCATCTACGTAATTATTATTACACATATAAGGATTTAGGTTTGACTGACATATGGATTGGCGTTCTGACAATTTTTGTTCTGTAAATTCTTTTTTATTTGTAAATCTATTATTATTTAAAACATCCCACGTGTTTTCATCGTGATTTAATGATGCTGAATATGCAGACTTTTCGACATTATCAATATATTCATTATTTTCTAAAACCGAGTCGTCAGAGTTACGTTGTCTGAGAGACTTATCATATGGTTCACCTTTAGTCCATTTCCATTCATAATAATCCATTATTATAATTATTTATAATAATTTCGAATGAATAACTTATTTATTCTGTTTCCATTCTTGTAATTTTCAGTTGTTTTGTAAATACGAATTTATTTTGGTTTGTGCGTCTTCGTTTTAAATTACATTCTAAACAAGATAAAACAATATTGTCAACACTATGTCCGTATTCATTATCGATTCTATCCAACGTCCATTGTTTAGGTTCTCTAACAAGTTTATATAATAACATCATTTTACAAAAACAATAATAGCATGTCAGATTACATTCGATTAATTTATGAACAATTAATTTTAAACTAATTAATTTAGTTTCATCTAATTGTTTTTTATCAATATCCTGGTGTTTATAACCGTATATTTTTCTTTCTATTTGTTTAACAACATCCGAGTTGTTTAAATTAATATTTGGTAAATCGTCATAAATATTATGTAAAATAGTCAGTTGAGTTTCGTAAATAAAATATTCATCTGGGAAATTTATTTTTTTTATATCTGCTCGTTCTTTATTGTGTTCTAACTTATAAGTTGCCTTTTTTATTTGATACCGCGAACTAGTTCCGATTATGTTTATTTTTTTATCTGTATCATTCACGATAATAGAGGTATCTTCTGGGACTTCCATATTTTAATGATAATATTATAAATCAATATAAATATTAGAATATAACTATATATTTTAAAATGGGTTAAACTTAACTCTTGATATAATATAATATAATGGAAAACACAATTAATGAAGAGTGTCACGAATTAAAAAATATAAAATATAAAACCATGTTATTAAATAGGACACAAAAAAAAGAAACAAAATTAACAACAAATGATATATCTTTTTTGGAGAAATTTTTAGAAACCGAACAACAACTTAATGTCAACGGTCCATGGTGTAAATTAGATAATACCATTAAAATGAAAAAATTGGTTTGTTATGTCAACACATATAAAGAAAGTAATAATTTGAATGATGAAGAAGAAAGTCATTTAATTACTTTTTTTAAAGATTGTTTGGAGAGAAAAAAACTTCAAAAAGTAAAGGATGTTATTTATGATAAAAATACCGGAATCATTAAAGAGATACCTGCACTTGTCTATAATAAGCAACATAAGCATTTTACTTTAAAATGCATGGATAAAAGGATATCAACATTAAAAAGTTTGCCTCCAAAAAAAACAAATGGGACGATAAAGGATAAACATAATATTGTTATCGGGGATGTTTTACAGAATATATAAAAGTAAATTAAAAACAAAGTGTTAGTTAATATAACATGTATCTTAATGATTTGGAAACCCTTGAAAATATAATTGATAGCATAGTAGCTTTAGAAAATGACCCATTAATAATGGATGACGATATGTTGACAGATTTTATTGAAACAACTCTTGAACAAATTTATGAGTATGTTAATGAAAACCCAACATTAATTTCTGACCCCGAATTTCATTCTACGTGTGTTAATGAAATTCGTGGATTATGTTTAACACAATTTGAAGAACAAATTATATTAAATGATTTATATGAAGAAGAATTGTATAATTATATAGATGAAGCATTCGAAATATTTTATTCTTCTATTTTTCCGATTCGTTCTTTTGATAGTAGTATAATAATAACTACACCGAATATTACTGTTGTTTCCGATAAAATCCAACACCTTTTAAATCAACCACAACACGTCCAACGTTCACCTGAATGGTATACGTTTAGACACAACCTAATTACGGCAAGTAACGCACATAAAATTTTTGATAGTATATGTAGTCAAAATCAATTAATTTATGAGAAATGTCAACCAATTAAAGTAAATACATCTGATAAAGAGGTTAATGTAACTTCAACACTTCATTGGGGACAAAAATATGAACCATTATCAGTTATGTTTTACGAAGATACATATAATACAGAAATAAAAGAATTCGGATGTATAAGACACACGAATTATGATTTTTTAGGAGCATCACCGGACGGTATTAATGTTAAAGTTGATTCGCCAAGATATGGACGTATGCTTGAAGTTAAAAATATTGTTAATCGTGTAATTGATGGAGTTCCTAAAAAAGAGTATTGGATACAAATGCAACTTCAGTTAGAAATTTGTAATTTAGATGAGTGTGATTTTTTAGAAACAAAATTTGTTGAGTATGACAACGAAAATGAATTTATGAATGACGGATGTGATTTTTTAAAAACCAAAATAGGAGAAATAAAAGGAATTATAATGTATTTTTCTAAAAATAACGGTGTTCCTGTATACATATATAAACCATTACATATGGATAAATCCGAGTTTGAAATATGGGAAGCAGAACAAATGAGTATTTATTCAGATATGGATTGGATTAAAAATATTCATTGGAAATTAGAAAAATATAGTTGTGTTTTAGTTTTGAGGAATACTATGTGGTTTAAAAGTAATATTTCAGAAATCCAAAAAGTGTGGAATACGATAATTAATGAAAGAATCGTCGGATACGAACATAGAGCACCAACAAGAAAACAAAAAAAAGAAGAAATAGATACCAATTGTTTATTGTCTATAAATAAAGATACAGGTAAGGTTGAAATTGTCCAGTATAAAATAATAACGGAAACACTTGAAGAAACCCAATCAAATTATTCGGCGTTATAATAATTTACACGAATACCTCCTGAAGAATTTACTGGGGGTAAAACCTTTGAAATATTTGAGTGTATTTGTTGTTCTTTATATATTGAACCGCAAAAATCGGAAGGCATGCACGAACCTGTATCTGGATTATTTGGATATTTTAAATTATTATTAATTTGTGTATATGACCCAACTTTAAAAATAGGATAATGCCACCACATTTTATTTTCGCTTACATTAGATAGTTCAATATTATTTTTAATTGGGAAACTATCTTCTAAAAGAACCTCGTTAACAGCTGCAGGATAATTCCCACGACTCCCTAAATTAAAATTATCATAGTTTTCGATGTTTTTATTGTAGACAATAATTAAAATACTTATTGTTAATAATAATAAGAAAACAAATATATATTTCATATATATATAATATGTTAAAAATAAACAATTATACATTTTCAATTAAAATATAATATATAAAAAATAATATAAAATAATAATCATATATATTGATAACAAGAACAATATGTCAGATATGCGTGTTACTAAAAGAAATGGCGAGTTAGAAGAGATTGCTTTTGATAAAATTTTAAATCGTGTAAAAAAACTTGGACAAGAGGCAAATATTCAAATAAATTATTCCGCGTTAGTTATAAAAGTAATCGACCAATTATACGATAAAATTAATACAACTAAAATTGACGAATTAACTGCAGAACAATGCGCGTCTTTATCAACCCAACACCCAGACTATGGACTTTTAGCTGGACGTATAGTTGTATCAAATCATCAAAAAAACACGGATTCGTCCTTTTCTAAATCTATGGAAAAATTGTATAATTTTGTTAATTATAATGGGAAAAAATCACCAATCATTTCGGAAGAAGTATGGAATATTGTTTCTGAAAATAAAGATTTTTTTGATAATTTAATAATTCACGAAAGAGACTATTTAATTGATTTTTTTGGTTTTAAAACGTTGGAACGTTCTTATCTTTTAAAAATTGGAAATAAAATTATTGAAAGACCTCAATATATGTGGTTGAGGGTATCCATCGGAATACACGGGACAAATTTAAAAAATATAAAAGAAACATACGATTTAATGTCTCAGAAATATTTTACCCATGCTACACCAACATTATTTAATGCCGGAACTCCAAGACAACAATTAAGTTCTTGTTATTTACTTGCTATGGAGGATGATAGTATTGAAGGTATTTATAAAACTTTATCCGATTGTGCACAAATTTCAAAATATTCGGGAGGAATTGGTCTTCACATTCACAATGTCCGTGCGAAAGATTCTCATATTAGTGGAACTAATGGTAAAACAGATGGAATTGTTCCGATGTTAAGAGTATATAATAGCACAGCAAGATATGTTAATCAATCCGGAAAACGTAATGGAAGTTTTGCGGTTTATATTGAACCTTGGCACGCAGATATCGAAGAATTTTTGGAATTAAAAAAGAATCATGGAGATGAAGAGTTAAAAGCTCGTGATTTATTCTATGCTTTATGGATACCCGACCTATTTATGGAAAGGGTAAAAAATAATGAGAAATGGTGTTATTTTTGTCCGCATGAATGTGTCGGGTTATCCGATGTTTATGGAGAAAAATTTAAAGAATTATATAAAAAATACGAAGCAGACGGAAAATCTAGAAAAACGATTAATGCTCGTGAATTATGGTTTAAAATATTAGACGCACAAATGGAAACCGGAACTCCATATATATTATATAAAGATTCTGCAAATATGAAAAGCAACCAACAAAATATTGGAACTATTAAGTCGAGTAATTTATGCACCGAAATTATTCAGTATTCAGACCCGACAGAAACTGCTGTATGTAATCTTGCGAGTATTGCTTTGCCTGCATTTGTTAATGAATTAACTAAATCATTCGATTACGAAAAATTACACGAGGTAACTAAAATAGTTACAAATAATTTAAATAAAATAATAGATATTAATTTTTATCCTACCGAAAAAACTCGAAGGAGTAATTTATTACATCGTCCTATAGGTATTGGTGTTCAAGGGTTAGCAGATACATTTATTATGATGGATATTGCGTTTTATAGTGAAGAAGCGAAACAAATTAATATCTTAATTTTCGAAACAATTTACCACGCTTCTTTAGAAAAAAGTAATGAAATCGCTATTGAGAGATACAACACAATAAAAACAGTCAATTTTGAAGATTATCCAGATTTTGTATCCTTAAAACCC